CAATAAACTTCTTACGAGGTCTTCGAGACATGATGAAGGGTAGTTCTAACTCTTCAGTAAACATGACAGTCAAATGGGACGGAGCTCCTGCAATCTTTTGTGGAAAACATCCTGATGATGGTAGATTTTTTGTTGCAAAAAAATCACTTTTTAATAAAGAACCTAAGTTTTATACAACTGAACAAGAAATCAAAGACGATTCAAGTCTTTCAAATCAATTACAGGAAAAGTTCCTAACCTCTTTTAAATACTTATCTAAATTATCATGGTCAAATGTCATGCAAGGCGATTTGATGTTTACAGACGATAAAAAGACACAAAAAATAAATGGTGAATCGTTTATAACTTTCCAACCAAATACTATTCTATACGCAGTTCAAAAAGACTCCGTATTGGGTAAAGAGATTGACGATGCAAAAATGGGAATAGTGTTTCACACTACTTACACTGGTAGTTCAATCGAAGACCTATCTGCATCTTTTGGTGCAAATATTTCTACTTTAGGTAAAAGTAGAGACGTATGGGTTGATGATGCGACATACAAAGACGTATCAGGTAATTCTACACTCACTGCAAAAGAAACACTTGCACTTACTTCAAAACTCACTGCAGTAGGTAAAGCATTCCATGGTATAAAAAGAAAAGAATTAGAGAAGTTTATGAAAGTGCAAGAAACTATACTCCAAAAAGGTGCTGGTGGTTCATACAAGACATATTGCAATACACTTATCAGAGACGGTAAATACAATCCTTCTTATAATGGATACATGCAATTTTTTCAATCGTATTGGAAAAATAAAGTAGTTGCAAAAGTTAAAATGGAAAAAACTAAACAAATCAAAACAGAAATAGGTGACCAACTTTACGCAGAAATGAGAGGTCTTAAAAAACTTATCGAAAACTTGACGGACTTTATGGGTTATCTAGTAGAAGCAAAACAGATTATCATCACTGGACTAAATAGAATAAAGAGTATCGGAACTTTCAAAAAGACTGATAAAGGTTTTGAAGCAGTAAATCCTGAAGGATATGTTGCAATTGACAAAACAGGTAGTGCTGTAAAACTCGTAGATAGAATGGAGTTTGCATTTAATAACTTTACTGCACAAAAGAATTGGGATAACTAATGAAAACATTTGGTAAATTTTTAACAGAAGCAAAAGACAAGGGTGCAGTATTTACCTTTGGACGATTTAACCCTCCAACTACTGGACATGCAAAGTTAGTCGATAAATTGAAGAAAGAAACTGGTGGTGGATATGTACCTCTTTTGTTTACTTCACACTCGAATGACCGTCAAAAAAATCCACTATCACACAAAGATAAAATAAAATATCTAAGAAAATTTTTCGGAAGAATTGTTGTTGATGCAAATGCAAGAACAGTGTTTGATATTGCAAATGAACTACACTATAAAGGATATAAAAAAATAAGAATGGTTGTAGGTTCAGACCGTATCAAAGAATTTGACATGTTATTGAACAAATATAACGGAGTTAAAGCACGTCATGGATTCTACAAGTTTGATTCTATTGAAGTTGTATCTGCAGGAGAAAGAGATTCTAATAGTGATGACGTAAGTGGAATGAGTGCAAGTAAAATGAGAGCATATGCAGAGAAGGGAGACTTTGATGCATTCTCAGACGGAGTTCCAACAAGAAATAAAAGAGACAAAGAATTATTATATAAAGATATCCGTAAAGGAATGGGTATTGCAGAAGGAACACTTCCACACTATATGGTAGAAGATTTGATTACAGAAGGTGTATATGACCCAGGCGTATTCAAGGCAGTGTTCTTCTCAGGTGGGCCAGGTTCAGGAAAATCTACAGTCGTAGATAAATTATCTTTAAAGGCACTTGGTCTTAAACTTGTTAATACAGATAAAGCATTCGAGAACGGACTTAAAAAGGCAGGACTTACACTTGACCTTAGAGGTGCAGACTTTAGTAAAGTAGACCCAATCCGTGCAAAGGCAAAAAAGATTACTGCAAAGAATATGGACGGCTATATTATGGGTAGACTTGGTATGATATTTGACACTACAAGTGCAAACCTTACAAAGGTAAAGGCATACAAAACAATGTTAGATAAAATCGGATATGAATCAAAAATGATATACGTAAACGCATCTCTAGATAATGCACAAAAACGAAATGAAATGAGACCGAGAAAATTACCAAAAGAAATTGTGCAAAAAGACTGGGAAAATGCACAAAAAAATATGAATAATCTTAAGAAGATTTTTGGTAGAGACTTTGTAGAGGTAAGAAATGATGATGACCTCGAAACTTTAGAGAAGAAAGCAAATAGTCTCTATGCAAAATTAATGGGATGGACTACTTCATTCCCTTCAAACAAACCTGCTCTGAAATGGAGAGAACAGGAATTACAGTCTAAAAAGACCTAAATAGTAGTATGTTAGAAAGTTTAAGAGAAAAGTTAAGACGAACTCAACAGGATAAAGATGTTGAGGATAAAAAAGGCACTCAACCTAAAAAGTACTATGCAAAAGATGCTGACGGGGATGAAATGTCTAAGTCTACAAAAGATAAACGTGCAGCTCACTTTAGTAAAGGTGGTAGTACAGAACCTGCACCAGGCGATAAAGGTGCAGAAACAAAACCTTCTCAACACACTAAGAAGTATAAGAAAATGTTTGGAGAAGGAGAACAGGATGAGTGTTGGGATGGATATACACAAAAAGGTATGAAAAAGAAAGGGGACAAAATGGTTCCTAATTGTGTTCCCGAAGAAATAGAAGAAAAGGTTGATATCAAAAAGGCATTATCTAAAGTCAAAGGTTTATCTAAAAAACAAATGGAAGTCCTTGCATCATTACCACAATCACAACTCGTAGTAATTGCACAACAATTATCAGGTTTAGTTATGGGTGAACAACTAGAAGAAGGTAAATTAGTTGCACCAGCACATCAAGTTATAAAAACAGTTGCAAAAGAAATCCAAAAGAAAATGGAAAACTTATATAGAAAGAGAGAGTCAGATGGTGTAAAACTTGTAAATCAAATTGCAAAAATGGTTGGAATGACTGTATCAGATAAAGAACAAAAGAAAGGAACTCTATTTTTAAGAATGGGTGATTCACTACAAGAAGATGCAGCTGTTGATGCAGCTCAACTTAAGGCAAAACATGCAGAAGAAATGGAAAGACTCAAGGCAAACCATGAACAAGAATTAGAAGCACTTAAAGATAGACACGATAGAGAAACTAAAAGAGTAGAAGGTCAAAAAGAAAAAGAAACACAAGATAAACAGATTCAGTCAAAACGTGATGCAGATAGAAAATCTGCAGAAAAGAAAAGAGAATCACAATCCGAAGAAACTATTGAAGAAAGACTTGCAGATAAATTAAGAGATAAAGAAAAGTCTAATCAAAAAGCACATCAACAACGAATAATAAAACTTGCAAGACAATCTATCAAGAAAAATAAGAAAGAAGAGGTTGAGGAAGATAGGGATTATAAAAAAGAGTATGCAGATTATCACTCTAAACCTGAACAAATTAAAAGACGTGCAAAAAGAAATGAAGCACGTAGAATTTTAAAAGATAGAAAAGATATAAAAGGAAAAGACGTACATCATAAGGATAATAACCCTATGAACAACGATAAGTCTAATCTATCGATTGTATCACAAAAATACAATAGGTCTGAACCTAGACTTAGAAAACTAAAAGAAAAGGGGTTATTACCAAATGGCAGGAAATAAACACGATAACGGAGTCCACGAAGTAGGAACTGATGAAATCAGAAATGCATATCAGGAAGATACGCCAGGACAGGCAGTAGAAAAATATATCGAGGATAGAAATAAAGCATATCACGAAGAAGCAAAAGAAAAGAAAAAGAAACACTTCGGTCAAGTGTTTGATAATCCTTTAAAAGGTTTCCCTTACAACGAAGCAATCAAAGTAAGACTTAAAGAAGAATCAATTGCAGAAGTTGAAGAAGAAGATTTAGAAGAAAGTCCTGATGCATCATTAAAGAAAAAGGCGGAGAAGACTGGTATATCTTTAGGTATACTCAAACAAGTATTCCAAAGAGGTGTAAAGGCATGGCAATCAGGTCATAGACCAGGCACTACAGCAGTCCAATGGGGACATGCAAGAGTGAATTCCTTTGTCACTAAATCAAAAGGAACATGGGGTGGTGCAGACAAAGACCTCGCAAAGAAAGCAGGTGGATAATGAAAACCTTTCACCAACTTGCAATCAGCGAAACACTTGATACACTCCAACAGGAGAAAACAAACCTATTAGACAATCCGTTTAGATTAGGTTCTATGATGTATTTTGAGACCATCAAAGAAGCACGTAAACTAGTTGCAGAGGGTCGATACACACTTACAGAGGTTGACAAACAAATACTAGAGACTGATTTAGGTGAATTCGAAGTATATGAGGGTGAATTAGTCCCTCTCGATTGTCCGATGATAGTAGAGGAAAAGGAAGAAAAACAACCCGAACTCAACAAACCAAAAGTCGGTGGCCCAAAGAAATATTACGTTTACGTGAAAGACGGAGACAAAGTCAAAAAGATTACATGGGGAGACACAACAGGTCTCAAAGTAAAATTAAACAATAAAGATGCAAGAAAATCATTCGCAGCTCGTCATAAATGTGACCAACAGAACGATAAAACAACTGCATCATATTGGGCATGTAGATTACCACACTATGCAAAACAATTAGGTTTAAGTGGTGGGGGTTCATTTTTTTGGTAATATAGGAGTATAATATGAATACAGTGATTAGTGAATATTGGAATGAAGGTAGAAAAGCAGTCATTCGCAGAGAGAAAGAAGGGTTTGAAGTCGACCTATACAAAGACGACTTAAAAGAGACAAGACAAGTTCATAAACATTCTGAAACTTATGCAGAGAATGTTGCAGAGAACTTTGTGCATGGTATTTTTGACATTGAAAAGGAAGGAAGTTTTTATGGATATAACCAAAAAACTGATAACTACGACCCCGAAGTTGACGACTAAACCTTACACTGAAAAGGAATATACCAAACACGGGACGCTTGAGAAATACGTTGTTAGAACGTTTTCTGAGGATGTAAATGCAGATGAATTAATCTGGCATAGAGACCGTCAGAATAGAACCATACATATATTGAGTGGTTCAGAATGGAAACTACAAAAGGAAGATGAACTTCCTCAAGAATTAGAAATAGGTAAAGAGTATCACATACCTAGATACACTTACCATAGAATAATAAAAGGTGAGGATGACCTAGTAATAAGGTTCCCAATTATATAAATAATAGTACTATGAGTTATAAATCAGAAAACTGGAAAGAGAAACTTGAAGAAGTCCGTAATCACATTACTCTAAAAGAGGGTAGTGTAGAGAAGACTGCAGACGAGATTCTTGACGAAGAAATCGAACAAGAACTACAAAATTCTTTTGAGGAAGATACACTTCCTGAAATAGAAGACTTAGAGTCTGTAAATATAGAAGAAGACATAATCTTAGAAGCATCTGCTGGTGAGATGATTGATAAATTATTCAATCTCAAAGGTGATAAAGATGCTGGTTATGGTGTTGCAAAAATGTTAAACATGACTGGTGTAAAGGTCATTCAAGCAATGCAGAAACAAAATCCACAAGGATTTTTAAAAACTGTAAAAGCACTTGGTAAAGATAATAAAATCAAACTTGCAACAAACAATCAGTTGATGAAGATGTTCAAAGACCAAGGTATCAAACCTATTAAAGATGAGGTCGAAGAAACTCCAGTAAGAGAATCAGTAGAAAAGACAACCGAAAAACTTGTAGAAAGAAACATGTTAGGTCGTCTTGCAAAACAATTGAAACTTAACGAAGAAGGTAAACAAAAAATGTTTGACTACTTTGAAAAGGGAGAACTTAACCAATGATACACGACCTACCTAAAGATTTAATCGAATCATCAAAAACTTTACTCAAACAAGGTAAAGATTATGATGAGTTTTTTCAATCAGCACTTAAAAAATTTGGTGTAAACTCACCTGCAGATTTCAAATCAGACGAAGAAAAGAAAAAATTCTTTGACTACGTTGACAAAAATTTCAAAGGAAAAAACGAAGAAGACGAAGTAGAAGAAGGTTCGTGTTCTGATAAAGATAAAAAGTATAGAGGTTAATTATGAACCTATTTGCAGAAGCAAAAAAAGTTTTAGACAAAGACGGGAAAGTAAATGCTCTCGGCCCTTATGGTAAACAAAAACTTACAGGTAAAGAAGTTTCCCAGTATTTCAAAAAGAATAAAGTTTCAGACCCACAAGTAAAAAAGGCAGTAGAGGTTGCACTCGATTTAGGTGGTGCAGACACTGTTGCACGTCAAGAAATCAAAAAATTTTATGGGGATAAAATTCTCAAATCAAAAGAAGTTCAAAATGCATTAAGACATGCAAACGAAGAAGTAGTCAAAGAAGAAGTATTAGACGAGAACATTCAGAAAGTTATAAAAATGTTCCCAAGAGACAATAGTTGGAAAAAACTAGTCATGAGACATAGACGTGCAATTGACGACTTCAGAAAAAACAAAAAAGATTTACCTGCAAAAGTAGAAGATGAATTACTTTCATGGGGATTCGATGCAGGTGAGATAAGTAATGAAGACGATGCAGAAAGATTCATAGACGATATCTTAAACGAAAAATTCAAACCATATATCATGAAAGGTTATGAAAGAGTCACCGACTTCTATGTTCAGTTCAGAGGTGGTAGAGGTGATAGAATTACTTCACCTGAAAACAAAAAAGATTTTGAAACTGCAAAGAAAATGATTACTGCATACGGTAAAAAACATAAGTTAAATATAAAGGATAGTCCAAGACAAAGAATTTTTGGAACTCCTGAAGAAGGTTCAAGTGCATACAAGATTAGTTTATATGCAAAACATCATACAAATGACCCAAATCATGACCTCGCACCTTTACTTGACCAAATATCAAAATTAAAAACTGCAGAAGACCATGGTGGTGGTAATGCAAAACCAATCAAAGAAGAAACTATAACAGAAGGTAAAAACTTAGTTCCTGCAATTAAGAAAATTGTAGACACTAAAGGTGCAGCTAAAGTTGGTGGAATAATGATTGATATGTTTACTGCATCAATGATTTCTCAAATCTATGATAAAGTAAATGACCAAAACAAGAAGAGAATGGAAAACTCAAACATCTCTACACTTGTTGACATTGCACAAAGAATGATGCAGAAAAATTCTGTTGAAGAAGTAGATGAAGGTGCCTTCTCTGTTAAATTAAACAAACCATATAAAAGAGGTGATGAAAAAATGTATATGGACATCATCAAGAAATATGGAGGCAAAAATTTAAAGTTTTCACCACCAAAGGGTAGAGACCTCGAATTAGACATAACTTTCGATGGAGGTGATGTCAAAAAAATAAAATCCAATCTTCCTAATAAAGGTAAAGATTCAGAATGGATATCAGAAGGTGGTAAGTCTGCTGCACAACAGGCCGCAATCGCAATATCCAAGAAAGAAAAAGCAGGGAAGCCTGGATACGATAAAGAAGGAAAGTCTATGAAGAAAGAATCAATTATGGACACATACAGACAAATGTGGGAAGATGCATCAGATATCGTAGAAGTCACTGATAAAGAAATCAATGCAATGAAACAACTTTCAAAAGATGCAGAAAAGATTAAGAAAAATTATCAGAAGATTGTAAACATGGGTGACAAAGAACTTAAAGATAAAAAGTATAATAAAGAATACGAAGATATCTTAAAAATGTCACAATCAGTATTATCATTGATTGGTAAACTTCAAACACAAAAGATTATAAACAAAGAATCATTAGAAGAAAAATTAAATAAACAAGACCTTAAGTTCATTGACATGATGTATGACAAAAAAGGAAATCTTACAGATGTAGGTAAAGCAGTCATGAACTATAAACCAGGCGATAACATCAGAAAGATTGTTCAGAACCTAAACAACAAAAAGTAAAATGAAAGACTTATTAGAAACATATAAGGAAATGCATCAAATAGAAGAGGCAAGAATACCTCAGTATAAACCTACTAAGTTTGAAGGTAAAGAGTTCGATAGAAAGAAAGAAATCAAAAGTTTAAAGAACATGCAAAAGGCAATTCATAAAGTTGCAAAGATGCAAGATGCTATGCAATACACTGCAGAAACGGGTGGAAGTGCTTCGAGAGGAAATCCACATGGGATTTATCAAAGTCTAGTAAATGCTGAACAGGAAATATTCAATTACATGGGTGGTATCGAAAGAGGATATTACGATGGTGTCATTGACATGGATAGAGATTAATGGAAAAAGTTTTAACAGCAGATGCAAGATATAAAATCTTCAGAGAGAAGATTAAAAAACTTGGGTATGTTAAAAAATCTGCAATGGAAGTCAAAAAAATCATAGAAAAAATCGGTGATTTTGGAATGATGTCTGATGCAGGAAATAAAAAAGTTGCACGTGCAGTTTCACAATCTAAGAACGAAAAGGAACTTAGACAAAAATTAGAGAAAATCTCTAAAATGGCAGGTGGTAAGTATTCAGAAGCAGGTGAAGATGAAGTAATCAGAACTGCTGTAGGTGCATTATCAGATAAGTCTAGTGGAACACAATCATGGGCAGACAAAAACATTTTAGTACAATTAGGTCAGTTTAAAGACCTTACTAATGTAAAACAGGGTGAAGTATCAACTAATGACAATAAGAAAACTAAGGTCAAAAGAGATGATGCAGTTAAAGTTTATGACACTTTAATGAAGGTTAGAGCACCCGTAAGACATAAATACATACAGTTATTACAGAAAGACACAAAGTCTTTCAAAAAGACTTTTGATACAGTTTTAAAAGTCGCAAAATAGGAGAAAAAAATGGCACTTTGGGGAATAACAGACGCTGATGAAGCGAAACCAAAATACCTGAAACAAGAAGACAAAAACAACGTTGTTGCAAAAGCAGAAGGTTGGGTTTTAAAGAAAGCAGTTGGTTCTAGAAACTTAGAAGAAGTTCTAGTTGCAGTTGGTTCAAATACAAACCTTGCAACTGCATTAGGTAATGCAGACATCACTGGAGTATGGTTCAAAGATGCATCATATGACCAAGGTGATACTGGAACTGTAGTTGTTAACTACAATGAAAACGTTGATGTGACTAACGGTGCAACATTAGTTGTCACTGGTTCAGTATCAGGTGCAATTACTGCTACTGCAGCTGCACACGATGGTAAAAACAACATTGAGTTCACATTTACTGTCCCTTCTCAAACTGAAGACCTATCAATCGGTGCTCAGACAATCAGTGGAACTATCGTAGACGATGGAACATCTACTGCATCTGATAAAGTATTCGTGACAGGTGACAGATTGGGTTCAGGTGGAACAGGAACTTACGCAGATATTAGTGTAGCATAATGAAAATTAAAGTTTTAGGTTCAGAGGGTGCATGTGGAACATCTAGTGGTAATGGTTCGAGCTTTGGTGGTTCGACTGTTGTAAGACTATATAACACAAATGCATCCGACCAACTCATTTCAATAGAGGATTCAAGTAATACTCTAATAGGTACTTTTACACTTAAAGCAGGTGCAATTGAACTTGTAGAAAAAATTCAGTCAGATGAGATTTTTGCAGGTTCAAGTGATGTTAGGGGTGTTGGTGTCGCAATTACAACATAGGAAAAATTATGAAATCATTTAAAAATTTTATAACAGAAGCACAAGGAATAGATTTAAGAACTTCAGAGAAAGTTCCTTATGATATTAATGATGCAGACGTTAAGGCAAAAATCAATGCGATTTTAGGTCACACTGCAGTATCAGAATTTCTAAATCCAATGTCTGCAGTAAAACAAATGGAAGCGAAACTTGCACTATTAGGATTAAATAGAACAAGTGTACCATCAGAAGACCCAAGAAATGAAGTTTCTGATGTAGAGTTCAGTGAAGCAAATGGTTCATTTGTCATGCCATTTTCTAGATATGGACAAATCATGGGTAAATCAGTAGACACACCTATCGATGAAATCGATAAAGAAGAAATAGTCTACAATCTTAACATTCGATACGAACAGTTAGAAACAGGTTCTTACAAAGTTTACGGAACTTTAGATTAAGGTTTTCTCTAGTATACCTATATACTAGAGAGAAACTTAACAATTATATATTATGGGTCTTTTTGACAAATTAACAACAAAAAACTTTTCTGCATACGCACTCAAACACTATGATGACCCTCAATGTGAGGACATGGAAGATTTTGAAGAGGATTTGCGTAGATTCAGATACTTCAAAAGATTACTTCATAGATATTATGAATCAGGTGAAATGAGAGAACGTCTCATGTTAAACCATCTTATAACACTTTTCAATGTTTTTGGATATGAACCTTGCATGAGAATGTTAGAGTTCAAAATAAAAGAACAGAGATATTGGTGTTCAATTAAAACCATGTTATTATACCTTGGGTATATTGATGAGACATGGAGACCCGAATTACCCCTAGAGGACGAATTAATAGAAAGATTGAGAGATTTATAACGTGCTGGTTTAGCTCAGTTGGTAGAGCAACTGATTTGTAATCAGTAGGTCGTCAGTTCGAATCCGACAACCAGCACCATCTTAATTGTATAAATAGTATTATGGTTGGTAAATTAGTAAACACATTAATAGTCTTTAAAATAATCAAAATGTTAACAACACCTTTTGATAAAACTAAGGCGTATGAATTAGGTCTTATTGACAAAAACGGTAATAGAGTCAAGTCAAGAAAAATAGAAACTCCTGATGAAAAGTCTTCATACACTATGTTGGATAGACTAGTGTTTAATCTAAAGAGAATAATTAATAAAGTACCTTTTGGTAAATCCAAGTTCGCCTCTTATGCAGTTGCACTTGCACTTCTAAAAGAAGAAACAAAAATGACTGAAAATCAAGCAGATGAGTTATGTGAAGATTTTTATAAACTTCTAAAACAAAATGATTTACTTGAACCACAAGATTTATCAGAAGCTGCACAAATTCCAACTGGATTAGTTGGTGAAACTTATAGATTGAGAAGACAATTAAAAGAACAAAACGAAAAGATATATCCCGAAAA